CAATCTTACAAGCCAGCATGATGCCAACTTCTGGCTTAACGATTTTGACTGGATGCTTGAAATAATTCTGCATATCTATTATCATGGTAGATACGTTGACGATTTCTTCCTGATTCATCAGGATAAGCAAGTATTACTAGCTTCTGCACCTAAAATAAGAAAATATCTTGCCAATATAGGTGTGACCTTACATCCAAGGAAGATAGAGCTGCAATCCGTATACAAGGGAATCAAGTTTACAGGCATGGTAGTGAAACGAGATAGAATTTATGCCAGTAACCGCATGGTGAGTAATTTTAAGCAATTGATACATCACATGAACACATTACCCGAAAACTATAGCATAGAGGAGTTGCAACATTACATTTGCTCTATCAACAGTTATCTTGGGTTAATGAGACACTGCGACAGCTACGAGATCAGAAAGTGTGTTATGTTAGAAATGGATTTAAGATTTTACAGACATCTTTATATCAAAGGTCATTATGAATGTGTTTGCGTAAAGAATAAATACAAGAGAGATATGATTAATCGAAAGCTGCTAAAGAAGAAAAATAGCAGAGATTTCGAATTTTTAATGGATAATTACTATGGATTACGAGAAACGTCAAATAAAAATATTAAACGAAATTCCAAGTGAGAGTGAAATCAGTCGCATCATCAGCCAGCATAAGGTAGTAGAAATTTACATGAGAGGAAACGACATAGTAGAAGAGATAACCTCTATCTGAATACTACATAAAAAACTGTGTCAATCAATCAATCAAATGGTGTGTTTATTAGTAAGCTCCGCTAATATCTGCTTACGGATTGTTACTTTAGCAAAGTTTAACTATAAAAAAATGGCACAAAATGAATGTTTTTGTGCAGAATTGTTTACTTTTGCAGCACTTTCCTTATTATTAAGAATGAGGAACTAAGAACAAATAATAAACCCAAAAACAAAAGGAGAAGAATTTATGACTAAAGAGGAAGAAGATGAAGTCCATCGGTTAGTTCAATCAGTCGGTGTAGTACAGTTGTCAAGAGTAATGTTTAAGGGTATGGACGTTAGCGAAATGATTAACGTCATTATCCTTGCAGGTAGAGGCTACAGCGTGAAGCTACTCACTTGGTTCAAGTATTATTGTGAAGTGATGCCTCTGTTTATCATGCTTTTTCATATTGCATGCATGGTAACATTTGCGTCTCATGAAAGAGAAATGTGCGTATGGTTTAAGGAGAATTGGGTATCGGCAGCATTTATCTATTTTTCAGTTTACATCCATCCGCTTGTGCTTATACTTGCAAGTAGGTTCTTCTGGCTCTGCTACAGATGGCGTATTCCTATGATTATATACCTATTCGGTATTAATGCTATACACATTGTATATTGGAATGTTTTTACTACCAACGAAATGTTGGAAGCTAATGTTGTAATACTTGTAATGACCATTATATTTTATGTATATGGTTTTGCCGATAAGTATTTCTCAGGCAAGGGCTGTCAAAGTTTAATCTCTAGATTATAATGATATGGGAAAGTTATTTGGTTATCACACCTTGGGAGTGTTATTAAAATCGTTGTCTGACTCTTGCTTTCGAGCAGACGAGCAAGAGAAGAGAGGGGAGAAGGTAACTGCTTGCGGAATGAGTAGCGATGAGATAGAAGACCTTTGTGAGAACTATCTGCCGTATGCTCTCAACCCTATGCTGAGCACCGAGGAAGTTAAGGAGAAGCTGCACGTTTCAGATGCTACCCTTAATCGTATGGTGGCTAGGGG